TATTAGCACCAGAGCAACACGTTGTTATTGAATGGTTAAGAGTTAATCATGGTATTTGGATTTATTGTAAGTATCAAAAACGAGGTAAGATTATTTTTGTAATTGAAGATTTACAAGGCAATAATATAACAATATCTCCAGATTTTAACTCACCACAAGAAGCATATTCAGCAGCATTTGATTACGTTTTAAATAATTTGATATGAAAGGAATCTATTTAACCCAAGAGGGTAAACAAGAAATTGAAGCTAAAATAGTTGAACTTAAAGAAGAAAATAAATTCCCCATAGATAAATGGGAGGAAGGGAAGAATCAAGGTAAAATTTACATTCTTGAACAAATCCTATCATCTGCAACAATACTTCCTGTTGAATCTGTAGATATTGTATTTAGAACGGCTGATGATGATGTAAATCATTATATTGAAAACATTGCTTGTTTACCATCAAAATATCCAAACGGAGTAATCATTCAACCTAAACAATAAAAGTTATGAGTAAAGAAAAAAAATTAGAATATTGGTTTTGTGATATAGGACCAATTGACAGAAATAAAATTGGATGGGGAGCAGATGGTCCCTTAAGAATGGCTGTTCAAAATAAATTTATTGAAATGTTTGATGAACAAGCCCAAAGATGTAGTAGTGGTTGGGGTTTAACCGAAGAAATGAAAACAAGATTGGACATAATTTCTCTTTTACCTACAACTGACGCATCAGGAAACATACTAAAACAAATAGATGAAATACTGAGTAAAAGACCTATGCATTAAAAAACTAATTAAAATCGTTAAAAATGCTACAGAAAACAATCAGGAAGAGTCTTGAGATTAAACCGTCAGGCAGATCAACAGATTATATTACTCCTTCATTTATAATGGGTTGTGGATTTAATTGTTCTTATTGTTATTGTAAGAGGCATAAAACTGAAGGTGTTGATGTATCTAAAAACATTGATACTATTTTATCAGAAATAAATTCACATGCTTGGTTTGCAGATGTTATTAAGCCTAATCAGACTCATCCTGAATATATAACTTATGACATTGGCTAAATAAATGTCATTATTACATTTTTTTTATGTAAATATTTTTTATATTTGTATATGAAAAATTTTACTAAAGAAGAAATTATTAATACAATTAAACAAATTGCTGATAATCAAAATTTTGAATGAATAAATGAATATAAAGATGCAAAAACTCATCTTTTGTTTAAACATAAAACTTCAGAATTTTTAACAAAAGCAATTTGGAGTGGACTTAAACAAACGGGTAAAATTCCTGTTAGAAATACAAAATCTTATCACGAATCCAGACTTCAAAAATTATGTTTAAAATATAATTTTACAGCATTATCTTTATATAAAAATTATTTAACGTGCATTGATTATAAATGTAATATTTGTAACAAAATGTATAGCAGAAGATTACATGATATTTATAAATGTAACACATGTAACAATTTTTATAAAAATAATAAAGGTATAAACAAAACAACAGTTTTAAGAACACCTTATATATCTTATAAATTGTATTTTGTTTATTTACCAACAGTAGATGCTTATAAAATAGGTCTTTATAAAGGAAAATATATAAAATCAAGATTTGGCTCATTACCAATAGAAGTTTTAAATATTTTAGAGTTACCTTTATATAAAGCTTATTATTTAGAACAAACTATAATAAAAACTTTTAAAGAGTTTAAATATATAGGAATGAAGTTTGGAGGGTATACAGAAGCTTTTAACAATTGTATTAATAAAGATAAAGTAATAGAAATTATGGCCACATCTATTGAAGATGTTAAACCCTGTGAATTGCTGGAAACTCTGGAAGCAGACAATCAGCAGCCAAGCTTTGTAGAAATACATTGAAGGTTCAACGACTAACACATGGAATCTTAACAGGTAAAGCTGAAGATAGTAAAGTGACACGAGTGCAGGGCATGTATTTATCTACATGATGATATAGTCTGAACTGCATACATAACAAAAGAAAATGCAGAATTGTAGGATAAAGAGCCTACAAGATAACAAAATGGTAATTCAGATATGGCCTTACATGCAAAGCATTATGATTGGAAAAGAGTCTTTAATTTCTTTGTAACTCATCCATTAGCTATGGGTTCATTTGCAACAAAGTATGTAAACCCTATATTTCTTGACTATAATCCACAACAGAAAATTAGAATCAGATACAGTTTAATGCCTCAGAAATACGCTGACCTGTTAGAGCCTAAAACAACTCCTATAGAAGCAAGAATAAGGGCAATAGATGAGTTTATCAGAGCAGGGTATGATGTACATATTAACTTCAGTCCTGTAATAGTACATGATGGGTGGCTTGATGAGTATAGATTACTGTTTGAACAAGTCAATGATTTAGTTCAAAATAAAGATATAGTCAAAGCTGAAGTAATATTTTTAACTCACAATATAAAGAAGCACAAGTATAATCTTGAGAACGGTTTAGGAGGAGAAGAATTATTATGGAAACCTGAGTTACAGGAAGCTAAGATTTCTCAATACGGAGGAGAAAATATCAGATACAATCATAGATTAAAAGCAGGTTACATTAAAGAATGGACTGCATTACATGATATGATAATTAATTGGAACACAATAAGATATATATTTTAATTATGGCAACAATGTTAATAAGAAAAGATGCAAAAAGTAAATCTAACTGGAAAAGAATGTTAGATGCCGCTAATAAATTAGATTTTAGTGACGGCAGACTTATGGCAGGTAAAGGTTGGAAAATATCTGACATGGATGTAAATACTATATCTGACAAGCTTAAAGCTTTGGGTATAGAACATGAAGTAAACGGGTTATATAGTATAAGTATAAATTAATAAATAAATTATGAAACCGCAACCAGGTTATTACAGAAATCTTCTTACTGATAAAAATGTAAGAATAGCTTTTACTCATACTCCTATGTATGGAGTAACAAAAATTGATAACAGTGAAACATTAAAAGAGTTAGAAAATTCTACAGATGAATATGCTAAATATTATATTGATGGATTAAAAAATGGTACTATGATTACTATTGTAGAAAATTCATATAGTGAAAAATATTTTGCACCTGGAGAATTATATTTTAAATCTTAATATGAAAACAACATTAGATTATTGGAATCCGAGAGATGTATCAGTTGTAACAGAATCAGGTTTTCGTTTTCGCGACACTACATCAGTTATAACAGATACAAAAGAAATTACTGGTGATAGCGAAATTGATTTGTTTGAGCAATTTTACAAACTTAACAATAGATTGAGGTATTGTAACGGTAGTTATTACAAATTTCAGGACAAAGAATGGGAAATTAAATATCAAGATTGGCTAAAATCTGATGATTACAAAAAGAAATCTTTTGATTTATATTATGGTAAAAATGGAATTGTTGATTAAAGAAAAAACTTGCTTTACTTGTAAAAAGAAATATCCTAATTTTGTATTCCCCATAAACGGAATGAAATATCAGAGACCTGATGATTTAGGAACTTGTAGAGTATGTAAATTTTGTACCTATAAACAATGGTCTAAAGATATGTATACTTGGGTGTACAATTTTAAATTCAGAAAGTTTGAAAAGATAGAATTTAAAAGTAAATGGGAAATAATAAAAAAATTAATAATGAGCTAAAAACATAACTATTATGAGCTTAAAAAATGAACAATACACAGCTCTGTTAAGAACCAGAGAATTATTGATGGACCTTCTTGACAGTAAAAAATGTCCTAAAACAAGAAAAGAAATGAAAGAAAGAGTATATAAATGCCTGAAACATTTTCCTTTTTTAGACAAAGACGGAGAGCCATTATTTAGTAAATACTGATGAAAGAGATAGAAATTTTATGTAATAAACTTATTAAAAGAGCAAATATAAGAACAGAAATAGATGTATTAAGTTTAAGAAATGCAACAGGTAAAAAGTATATTGATATTCTCAAAACAAGGGATTTAGCATTATATATACTTATAGAAAATTATCCTGAACTTACTATTAAAGACTTAAAAGCATTATTTCCCAGTATTAAATATTACAGTGTTTCTGAGATAAGAATGAGAACACACAAAAGAATGAACGGAGATTTTGACTACATAGATTTATACTTAAAATTAAAGAATGATATATTTCGTCAGTAATCAGACTTCTATAGGAGAATCTGAATACTATCAAAGAGCAACTATATCTGAATTTTTTGATTGGCTTAAAAACCAAAAAGAAGTTCAGATTGATACCGAGACTACGGGATTTGATGCATACACACATAACATTATTTGTGCTCAGTTTGGTAATGATGATTACCAATGGGTTATTACTGAAGATATTATATTTTCTCAAAATTCTAAGGCCCAGTTAAAGCCTATATTAGAATCTATGGAAATATTATGTATTCTTCAGAATGCTTTATTTGACCTCAGATTTTTTTATATACAGGGTATATACCCGAGAAGAATATATGATACATTTATAGCTGAGATATGTATAAATCTCGGTTATGATGCAGGAACTTACAGAAGAAGCCTTCAGGCTCTTGCTGAAAAGTATCTTGGTATATATATCAATAAAGAAATCAGAGGGCAGATTCATTACAAAGGGCTTTCAGATGATGTTATTGTGTATGCGGCAAATGATGTTAAGTATCTCAATAAAATAAAACATGAGCAGGAAAAGATAATAGCGGAGAAAGAACTGGAAACTATCGTAAATCTTGAAAATTCATTTGTAAGAGTACTTACTTATCTTACATTGTCAGGCATTTCTCTGAATATAGAAAAATGGACTGAAAAGTGTGCAAAAGATAAACAGGAACTTGCGGAGCTTGAAAAAAGATTGCATGATTGTATATTGGAACATCCTAATCAATTCAGGAAATATATTAACAATCAGCTTGATTTGTTTTCAGATGAGCTTACTACCAATATTAACTTTTCTTCACCTGCTCAAGTAGTAAAACTGTTTAAAGAACTTGGGCTTAATTTAGAAACTAAAGATAAAAAGACAGGTAAGATTAAAGATTCTGTTGAGGCTAATATACTTATACCTCAAAAAGATAAACACCCTTTAATACCTATTTATCTTGATTTTAAATCCCAGGAAAAAACAGTATCTACTTATGGTGAAAACTGGCTTAAACATATAAATGCAAAGTCAGGCAGATTACATACCCAATATACTCAGATGCTTGATACAGGCAGGATGAGTTCAGGAGGTAAGGATAAATACAATAAAATAGAGTATCTTAATTTTCTCAATATTCCTCAGGATAATGAAATCAGAAACTGTATTATACCTAAAGAAGGATACAGTTTTATTGATTGTGACTTTACGGGTCAGGAGACTATGATATTTGCAGAGTTTTCCCAAGAACCTTCAATGGTAGAATTTCTTAATTCAGATGGTTCTGATATGCACAGTTTTATAGCATCAAAGATATATCCTGAACTTTCAGGTGTTCCTTTAGATGAAATTAAAACTAAACATAAACAGGCCAGGCAATCAGCTAAAGCTGCAGGTTTTGCCATACAATATGGAGGTGTGGGAGCTACAATAGCTAAGAATTTATCTATATCTACTGAAGAAGGTGAGTTTGTATATAACTCTTACATGAAAGCATTTCCTAAGATTTCAGAGTATTTTAAAAAATGTAAAGCACAGGTTCTTTCTAAAGGTTTTATTGTAACTAATCAGTTAACTAAAAGAAGGATTCACTTTACAGATTTTGAAAAGTATAAAGAGTTATCCAAAGAAATAACAGGAAAGTTTTGGGAAGAATACAGAGAACAAAAGAAATTAAATTCTTTTAAATTCTCTTTAATGAAAGAAACTATAAGAGAATACTTTTTAATTAAAGGTAAACTTGAAAGAGCTTCTCTTAATTATCCTATCCAAAGTACAGGTGCAGATATGACTAAACTTGCAGCTATGTATCTGTTTAATCATATTATTGAAACAGATAATATGTTTAAAGTATTTATTCCTCTTGTAGTCCATGACCAGATTGTTGTTGAATGCCCTGATTCTGAAACAGAGTATTGGGCTAAAATAACTTCTGATTGTATGGTCAAAGCAGGAGATTTATTTTGTAAATCAGTTAAAATTAAAGCAGAACCAGAAATACTTAAAAAATGGAAAAAGTAAGACATAGGCGTGGTGTATTAACCACAGAACAAATCTATTCAGATTTAAAGAAAACTAAACAGTTTATAGATTCTTCCAAAGAACCTGTAAGAAGTTGGCATTTGGTATCTAATAAAGAGAAAGGCACAATAGGATTTATGAGTGGTCCTATGGTAAGAATTCTTACAAGCAATAATGTTTTAAAATCTTCTGTCAAGGATGGTTACACATGGAATTCAAAAATTCCTGTAACCTATGTACTTGCAACTAAGATTAAAAAAGAATGGGAAACTTATAAAGAAACTTTAGAAAAAACTTCTGTTAAAGAATATAAATTTAAAGAACTTCCCGTTGCTCCTTGTGTAGCACATGAGAATGAACCTGAAGTTGCTAAAGTTTCTGTTGTAAGGAAAAGAAAGACTAAAAAAGAAGGTTGGTTAAAAAGATTTTTTAAATGGATTTGGTAATGGGAAAGTTTAAAGATTATAGAACAGCTCACAATTTTATGAACCCTGGAGATGATCTCAAAAAATGGGTTGATAAAGATAATTATTTTAATCATTATTTAGAAGATTGGAATGCTCTTATGGAACTTGCGGAAGAATGTCTGACTAATGCATACGTTATTCCCCAGATAGAATCATATAAACTTGAAACAGCTTTATTAAATTTTGATAAAAAGAAAGTTTTTAAAGCTTGTGTAAAAATTATTAAAGAAATAACTAAATAATGACTTTAAGAGACCAAAGACAGAGAGAATTTGCAGAATTAGCATTAAATAAAAAGAATGGATTGCTTCATGTTGCTGCCCGTTTTGGAAAAATTAAGCTGACATTTAACTTCTTAAAACCTGAAGATAAAGTTCTTGTTATTTACCCTAAAAAGCCTATCAAGCTGTCTTGGTTAACTGATGCAGAAAAGTGGGAATTTGATATATCTAATGTCAAATTCACCACTACTGCTTCATTATCTAAACATATACATGATAAATATGATTGGGTAATATGGGATGAACCTCAGGAAGTTCTCAGTCCTAAAGTACTTTCCTGTATAGCAGCTTTAAAAAAGAATAATAACATTATAGGGCTTTCAGGTTCTTTAAGTGTTAAGACACAGGCTAAAATACAAGAATGGACAGGACTTGAAGTTATTGCAGAATACTCTACTTCACAGGCTATTTCAGAAGGTATTATCACAGACTATCAGATATCTGTAATCAAAGTGCCTTTAGATGATTCTCTGATAAGCAAATATAAATGGATGACTGATACTATAGAAATTTATAAACAGACTATGCAATATGCAAGACAAAAACAACTGGCTTTGGCAAGAATGAGGCTGTTACATAATTCAGCCAATAAACTCAGTAAAGCCAAGAATTTTGTTAATAAGTTTAAGCATGAAAGATTTATAGTATTTACCCATCTTACTAAATTTGCAGACTCTTTAGAAATCCCGGTTTATCATTCTAAAAATAAAGATGAACAAATCTTAGATTTGTTTAAAGAAGGCCATATAAATCATTTGGCTACACTGGATATGATAAGTGCAGGAGTCACTTTTAAAAAGATAAATAAAGCTCTTATATGCACTTTTACCAGTAATTCTGAAGAATTGTATCAAAGGATTAACAGGATTACTTCAGTAGAAATGGATAATCCTGATAAAAAAGCACATGTATATGTACTTTGCCTGAAAGATACTCAGGAAGAAGTTTGGTTAGAATCTGCATTAAGTATGTTTGACAAAGAAAAAATTAAATATTATGATATTAAAGAACGCAATACAAACTCCTGACGGAACCATACTACAGTCTTATCACAGACATGATTCAAAGAATCATATAGATTCTGTCACAGGACATGTATATGGAGTTGACGGAGGCAGTATGTATTTAAAAAGATTTGGACCTCCCGGATATAAAGAACTGGCTGTACTTGATGACGGAAATCATGAAACAAGAAGAAACAATGTATCCTGGGGTAATAATTATGATAAACACAATAACAGATTACCTGATACTAAATGGATACTTATTAAAGATTTAACAAATTCACATTTAAAAGCCATAGCTAAATATCTTACAGAGATAGGAGTAGTTTCTGAAGATTCTTTACATTACCAAATAATTTTAGATGAAATTAAATACAGACAAGCAAACAAACCAAAGATTACTTCTAAAGCATCTTCTCGTAACACAGTTACATCTGGAAATAGCAGATGATTGCCTTAATAAAAAATTAATTACTCAGTACGAAAAACAACAGACTAAAAGATTCAGTGAAGTTATGGAAAAAACTCACGGTAAAAATCTTTACAGTCTTTGTAACCAGGATTCAGAAGCTTTCTTAAAGCTTACTGATATAATTGATACAGTTATAGAAACTATAGCTGATTTGTCTCTTGATGAAATAGTAACTTTTGATAAACATTTAGATGAGTACATTAGAAAAATCAAAGAAAACACTCCAACAGCTGAGTAATAATGAATTAACAGTATTTATGGATATTATCAAGCAAAGGTATGACAGAGCTTTTTGGGATACTTATGAGCTTATGGCAGAAAGACTGAGTACAGATTTTGAATTAAATATTACGGCAGAAGATTTATACTATCATTTTTCACATGAGCCTGTAGAAGTTGATATGAGATTAATATGGGAAAGATTATGACAGATTATATAATAATAGGATTATTGCTGATACAAATGTTACCTAAAGTAAGGTTTGTATCAGATCATAAAGGAATAAGAATAACTGTTTTTTATACCAAAAAATATTATTCAGATCCTGACAGTCTTATGGAAGGATATTTTGAAGTAACAAATTGTTTTTGGTTAAAAAAGAATAAAGAATGGTGGGATTTGTTAAAGAAAGATTAGGCAGAAACAAGATTAATAATTTTACTCATACTGAGAAAGAAGCCTACATATTAAAAAGTAGAAAATTAAACGGAAATTATGTAATTTTTGATTTTGACCGACTTGTATTTGTATATAAATCAAAATTTAATGATTTAGAAAATGACGATAACAATTGAAACAGATAATCTTCCTGAAGATTTGTCTCCCGTAGAATATGTTATTTTATATTGTCTTTATTTTAAGATACCTGCAGAGATAATGCCTCAGGAATTACTTAAATTACAAGATAAAAAGTACCTGAAACTTACTGACTCTGTTGAGTTAAGAGAAAAAGCCATTGAATTGCTTAATCCTTCTTATAATAAACAGTTTCAAAACTTTTTAGAAATATTTAATGCATATCCTATTAAGACTTATACAGGCAGGAGATTAAGACCTGTTAAAATAGATGCCAAAGAAACTTTGGAATTATTTCAGAAATATAAAAAGAGAGTATTGGACAAAGGAAAACACTCTTATGTTAAGGCTTGCTTAGATGCAGAATTAAGCCAAAGAAAACGGGCCAATACTATTGAATTTATGCATGAAATGATTACCTGGATGAATGGTGAAAAATGGGATAGATTTGCTCCCGAAGATAATGTTATTCCTGAAATTAATGAAAGGGTAGACAGTATATGAGTTTAGAACAGAGAATCCAGGATGGATTAGAAGGTAAGTATAAAGGTCTTGAAAATGGATTTTCTGATATAAACAAGTATATATTCGGAGTCCAAAGAAAGTGTTATACTTTAATCGGGGGTGCATCAGGCAGTTATAAAACTACTATATTAGATTTTATAATTCTTAATGCTTTGATTGATGCAGAAAAACAGAATATTCCCATAGACATATTTTATTATTCTTTTGAGATTGACGAGATTACCAAAAAATGTAATTGGACTTCCCAATTAGTCTATATGACTTATGGTGTAGTCATTCCTCCTGAGAAAATAAAAGGTCTCGGTAATAACAGGTTAAATGAAGAAGAGCTTGCATTAGTAAAGACAGTAATACCTGATGTAGAAAAATTGTTCGGTAAAATCAGATTTACATTTGAGCCTACTAATCCTACAGGTATTTACAATGAAATTTTCAGACATTGTAAAAATCAGGGAGAATTTATTTACAGCGATTATATTGATGAAGAAGGGAATAATCAAAAAAGGATTCAGGGCTTTAAACCAAATGATGACAGATATACTTTAGTGGCAATTGACCATTTGTATTTGTGTAAAAAAGAAAGAAATTTCTCTACTAAAGAAAATATGGATAAAATGAGTGAGTATCTTGTACTTCTCAGAAATATATTCGGTATTTCAGCATTTGTTCTACAGCAGTATAATCAAGGGTTAACACAAAAATTAATGAAAATTTTGTATATTTGCATTATGAATGCAAGTGTATATATAATAAAAAATTTAGTAAACAAAAAAGTTTATATAGGAAGCAGTGTAAAAGTGGAAAGAAGATTTTATGAGCATACAAGAAAATTAGATAAAAATATTCATATAAATCTTCATCTGCAAGCTGCTTGGAATAAATATAGTAAAAATAATTTTGAATTTAAAGTTATTTACACTATAAAAAAAGAATTAATAAGAAAAGCAGAACAATTTTTTATAAATAAATACCAAAGTTTAAATCCAAAATATGGATATAACAAAACAGTTGTTATCAGTAATTGTTGGGATGATTTAAACATAAACAAAACACAAGAAAATAAATTTTACTTTGTGTGTTATGATAAAAATGGAATTATAAAAAAAGTGTTTAAAACTATACAAGATGTTTATGATTTTTTAGGAGGTAGATATACCAGAATTTATGATGCCTGCAATAGTAATTTTTCAAAAACTTGTAAAAATTATTATTGGAGTAAAATAAATGTGACAAAAGATAAAATACCTTCTAAAATAATTCCTAAAAAAAGAAAAGGTAGACACAAACAATTGTATCAGTATGATTTAAACATGAATTTTATCAAAAATTGGTCTTGTGCTGCAGAAGCAGCGAGAGTTTTAAAATTAAGTTCTTTTAATATTACCAGATGTTTACGAAAAAATAATAAGTATAAAAATTTTTATTGGTTTTATAGCCCAGTTGTATAGTAATATACAATTAAAAATATGGGAAGAATTGCTGGAAACCCTAAGTCTGAAAAGATATGGAAATCAGCAGCCGAGCTACTAACCATTTAGTAGAAGGTTCAGAGACTACTGGAGAGAAAATGGGTTCTCTTAATAACCAGATGTAGCATCCCACTACCTAAAATCAGGTAGAAGATATAGTCCGAGCTTATAGGAAACTATAAGAAGTGAAAAAGAAAGATTTTCACGATAACAAAACTGTAAGTGCAGTAGACAGACAAAAATTTAAAGGTGTAGATTTATCTCCGCAGCAGACAGACTTTAAAGATACTACCAATCCTTATCAGGATTCTGATGTAGCCATAGGTCTTATGAATGCATACAAAATGGGTCTTGATACTTCTTTAGGGTATAAACTTGATGTTTTTAAAGATAGTTTTATCATGTTTAAAATTATTAAAAACAGACTTTCAAGAGATAATATTGCCAAAGGTCTTATAGCCCACCCTCAATCAGGCAGATTTGTAGAATTGCCTAAACCTGAAGAGTTTGTTAATGACAGTTCTCTTTATAAAAAGTATAAACCGGATTAAATTAAACTACAATGGATTTTGAACAGGAATTAGAAATAGTACTTCATCAGATGAAAGAATTGTTAAAAGCTAAAAATGCTTCTTACGGTAATGCTGCATTAGAACCTATCAGAGTATTTTCTAAAGTAAATGCTTTAGAACAGCTTAAAGTAAGAATAGATGATAAGTTAAGCAGGATAGCTAAAGGCAATGAATTTTTAGGTGAAGATACTATTACAGATTTATTGGGGTACCTGATACTTTATAAAATAAAATTAAATGAAACGAAGAATTAAAGAAGAATATTTAGCTATGTTGGAAAACACAGTAGCTTATTATTCAGAAAATCCAAAAGAAAGAAGAGCAGTGCAGGGTAATGATGATTCTCCCAGTAACTGTGTGTATTCATCAGATACAGGGCAACATTGTGCAGTAGGCAGATGGATTGATTATGATGTTTTTGATTTAGCAGAATTTAATGAAGCTACTGCCGTAGAAGATATATTTGATTATTATGATAATAATGAAGAAGATATTTTTGTACCTGAAGCCAGAGGTTATGCATTGGCATTTTGGCAAAATTTACAATATCTGCATGATAAAAAACAGAATTGGACTGATACAGGATTGAGTGAAGAAGGAGAAGCAGCTAAACAAAAAATTATAGAAAAAATAAATGCAAATCATTATCTCTTTGCAGATAATTTTTAGTATCTTTATACATGATTTTTATAGTTCAATTATCTGACTTACAGGAGAAAATTCCTCAATTAGTTCCTATAATTTTACAGCAAATATTAAAAGAAAATGAAGAGTACTTTATAGCAGATTTTGCAATAATTTATTCTTTGGGACTTGCAATGTCTTTATTTCCTGTAGAGATGAAATACAAGTATTTACAAATAAATAAATAATAATGGCAGAATTAATTGCAATTTTTGGACCGTCAGGTAGCGGTAAATCTACCTCAATTGAAACACTTAAACCTGAAGAGACCGTAATTATTAATGTGGCTTCCAAACCTTTGCCTTTTAAAGGTTGGAAATCTAAATATAAAGAAGGTCTCTCTGCAGGTGGTAATTACGCAGGACTGCATGTAGCCAAAGATATATGTGCAGCTATTAAATATGTATCTGATAACAGATCTGAAATTAAACAGATAGTTCTTGATGACGTAGGCTATAATATGAGTTTTCAGGCTTTGGAAAAAGCTACTGACAAGGGCTTTGACAAGTTTAGTGTAATTGCTAAAGATATGTTTACCATTCTTAATACTTCCCGCACTTCAAGAGGAGACTTAAAGATTTTCTTTATGTTCCATGATGAGGTAGAGGATATGGGTAATGGTAAAAAGCGTAAAATCAGAACTATCGGTAAAATGCTTGACAGTACTTTGACTGTTGAGGGCTTATTTACCATAGTACTTTACGCAGAACCTTTGATTAACAGCATGGCAGGTACTGTAGAATACAGATTTCTTACTCAGACTGACGGAGTTACAACTGCTAAATCTCCAAAAGGTATGTTTGAAACTAAAGAAATCAATAACAGTCTTGCTTTGGTAGTACAAAAAATGGATGAATATAATAATGGTTAATATGAAACAGGTAAATGTAAGCAATCGTGATTTGACAATCATGGTTAAAGTAGACGGTCTTACTGCAGACCAAATTGCAGCTAAACTTTCTTATGAGAATGGAATACACATCAATGGAGAAGATGTAGTAGCTCTTATTAAAGAAAGAGGTATTCAACAGAAAAACATTAAGCGCAGTACAAACTTTGTGTTTGTAAATCCTGAAGAACTTCCCATGACTAACATGGAAGAAGCTATGGAATTAGTGGCTGCTACTGCACACATGGAAGATATGAGTGCATCTGTTGAAGAAAGAATGGTAACTACAATAAGTTAATATGGACACTACACAATTATCAGAAGCTCAGATTGAGCTACAGAAAGAACAATTGGCTCATGCATTGGATATGCACAAGCTTAACCTTGAGCAATTTCAGCACAGGGCTAAATTAGAAAAGTTACAAGCTCTTTTCTCTGCCAGAGAGTTTGCTAACACAATCAAAAATTATTCTTGGGGAGAAACTCTCCAGAAACAAATTGAACAACTTACGGCAGAAATTTATCCACTATCTAAAATTATTCAATAATTATGGAATTTGAACAAAGTTCAGGCGGGGGTAATTCATACTCCCTTTACACAGGTATTACCAACTTAGAAGTAGTTTTGGTAAATCCTACACTTGCAGAAATTCAGCAGTACAATCCTAATGCCAAACGTGAGCCTGTTTATGAGCAGGGAACAGTAGAGTTTTGGCTTAGAAATGATGATGTGTTCACATCTGTACGTTTTATCCTTTCTACTAGCCCGAGAGTAAATAATGCAGGTGATAAGCGTGTATTTACTAATGACTTCGGACAGTCTGTATATGCACCTTCTGCAGAGTTTATTAAAGATACTTATGCATGGTTTAATCAAGAAGGTCTTCGTGAGGCTTATACAGGTGAGGCAGAACTTATGCAGTTTATACGCAGTTGGTTGGCAGTTCCCGTAAAAGGTAAATGTAAGTTTGTAAACCGTACTGCAGTATTTAGTGGTGACCTTACAGAACTAAAGCAGACTTTTGCCAATAACAAAGTGTCTAAAGATGGTAAAGTACGTCAGGTAAAAGTTGCTCTTATGGTAACTTCTACTGAAACTGACAATGGAGTTAAAAGGTATCACAGAGTTTATGCACGTTATTTTGAGCCTGCATGGATGACTTCTCTTAAATCTTGGCAGAAAGAACTGTTTAATGAAGACGGAAGCCCAAGATTTTCTGCAGATATGCAAAACTCTCTTGAGTACAAAAAATATGTTGCTCCCACAGAAGCAGCAGGAATATCTGTACCTACAGAATCTGCTCCCCTTCCGTTTTAATAATTAAGTATCTTTGTTTCAGCAGGGGGAGTCTAATCTTCCCCTGCTTTTTTATGGAGTTTGATATCAGCATAACAAAAGATTTATTATTTTCTAAAGTTTCTCAGGAAGAGGTATTTGAAAAAATATTAGGAATTCAGGTAGTCTATAATAAAAAGATTATAAATCCTCTGAGAAAAGATTTAAGACCTACCGTAAGTTTTAAGTGGTTTGGAGATACTCTGCTTATGGCAGATTATTCAGGTTGGTTTACAGGCAACTGTATTCAGCTTGTAATGAAACTTAACTATTGCACTTACCAGGAAGCACTTAAATTTATTTATGATGATTTTAATTTGGCTATTGACAGAACTCCTAAAGATTATTTAAAACCTGCTCCTGAGAGTACTTTATTTAAAGTATATACAGAGCCTCTTAATGATACACAACTTGCATGGTGGAATTCTTTTAAAATAACAAAAGATATTCTTGACCTGTACGAAGTATCTAAGATAAGAGAAGCCCATATAAAGAAATATTCTTATTATTATTTTGACTCAGATCCAGGCTATCACTACACAGTCAGAGATTTACAGGGAGAGCCCAAAAGTAAATTGTATTTTCCCAACAGACAGGAATATAGGTTTTTCAGTAACATACCTAAAGACTCCTGGAATATTCAGGGATTATTTCAATTGAAAACAGAAGCTACAGATTATCTGGTAATAACTAAATCTCTTAAAGATGTAATGGCTATGCACAGATTTGAGATACCTGCAATAGCATTAAATTCAGAAAGTACTATGCTTTATGAGCCTGTACTTGAGTATTTAAGTAACCGCTATAGTAAAATCTATATCAATATGGATTATGATTATGCAGGTATCAGAATGATGAATAAGTATAAAAGGAAAGGATTTCCTTTACTGTTCTTTGATAAAACCTATAGTCCTGTAAAGGACTTTGCAGACTATTGTAAATTAACCGATGAATTAACTATTAAACAATTTTTAAATAAAATAAAAAATGAGAACTATTAAGTTTGTAAATGACACAGGTTCACCTGTTCGTATTGAAGCCCCTGAAAATCTTACAGTAGGGCAATTTATTGAGCTTCTTGCTCAAAGAGAGAATGTATCTGTTAACCTCTCTAAAGTAGTATTGACTGAGCTTAAGTCTAAAGCTATTTTTGCAACTGACAGTGCAATTCTTCCTGAAGGAGATTTAAGGCTGTTTACTACCATTAAAGATCCTAAGGGTAATGGTAAATTTGATGACCTTTCCCGTGGAGAACTTTACACTATTATCCGCACTATTCGCACAGTTGACGGAGAAAATGCTGATGAGCACTTTAATTCTTACGGTAACATCACTCAGGTATCAAGCTATATTCTGATTGAATTGCTTGATGAGTATGATTACACCAGAAAATCCCGTGCTGCAGTTAAAGAACTTCTTACAGGAAATGTAGAGTCTGTACGTCCTGCTGCTCCTAAAAAAACAGCAGCTTCTGCAGGATTAGATGAAGACCCTGATTTTGCAGCTTTACGTGCTGCCCAGAGTTCATTTAATCCATCATTAACCCGTAAGTCCTAATTTAAGAGGGGGGAAATTAATCCCCCCTTTTTTTAATTTAATTATTATGGATGTAAGAAAAGTATTAGAAGAACTTATAGAAAAAGACGGCTTAGATAATATTTCTCTGAATGATAATACTTTTACAGTATATTTTGGAGATGTATTAAACACAGAAACAGATACAGGAAACACTTATTATCTTTTAGATACTTATATAGAGTTTCCTTACACATTAAATCCCAGTATGGTAAAACTTCACAGAGGTATTGTTAATGAGTTTGAAACAGGTGGACCAGATTACCAATATGAGTATTCAGGATTTGTACATTATGGTTCAGGATTTTGTTGGGGTCAGTGCAGAGTAGATGCTATTTTACAAAATGCAATATTGGAAGATGCATTTACAGATGATACTTATTATTCTCTGATACTTCATTTTCAGAACTATTTAGAAACATCTTCTCATGATTCAGGATCAAGAACTACTATGTATAAAAAACTTGATTTACAGGATGTAATTACAGAAATTTATAATGTTCCTGTTTCTGTAAGAAACATAGACGGAATACCTTATATTTTTGAGTTTTCTGAAATAACTAAAATCAAAAATAACTCAGCAATAGATTATTCTAAGCCTTATAAAAAAGTGCTTAAAAATTTTAATAACAAAGCTTTTGTATATAAGGGAAATACAATTATTCCCAAAGTAGTAGACCATTATACAATTGAAACAACAGAGATTAAAGTAACTCCTAAATTTCAGAATTTAGAAACTATACTATTTACCATAAATAATGAAAAATTTAATTTGATAGAAAATGAAATTAATAATAAAAAAAGAATTACTTTCCAAGATTGCATACATCAACTCACAAATTCATAATATAGAATGGATGGGTGTGTTTGCTTACAAAGCTAAAGGCAAGTTTCCTTCTAACTTTGTAATGGAAGCAGTTGATGTATATCTTGTAGCTAAAGGTGTTTCTGCAGAAGTAGGCTACAAAGTTACTGCAGATCTTATGGCTGATTTAGATGATGCTGGTCTTTTGGAAGAAGGAGTTTACAGAGGGCTTATACATTTGTGAAAGAGTGTCATTAATCAGTAATGGTTAAAAGTAAACAGGATGAATTGTCTGGAAAGGGTACAGAAAGCCTCAATCAGCAGCCAAGCTATAAGTACACTTATAGAAGGTTCAACGACTACCTGGGCAGTACAGTCTGCTTAATAACAGGAAGTAGCTATTAGTAGTGTAATAGTGAAAAAGCGTCCTGCCCCTAATAATAGTTTATTAGGGTGAAGATATAGTCTGGTCTTGTATAATTTTCTGAAAAGAATTATGATTAATTCTATTTTGAATTTTATCATATTTTCTTTTTAAATAAAAGTTTAAATGATTATAACAATTTAAAAATTGAACAATTTGTTCTTTTTTACACAAGCTTAATATATAAGTTTTATTAAAAACTAAATTTTTTTGAATATTAAGATGATTTAAAATTCCAGTAAGAAGTTCTTTTGTGCCTCTTATTGAAATTTGAATACTATAAGATGGATAATATTTATTATTTGTTTTTTTAATTTTGCCTTTTGGTAATAAAACACTTCCATCTCCATCAAAATATCCAATAATAAATGAATTTCTAAACTCATACGGAATGTTTTCTATAATATTTCCAATTGTTAAAGATTTACGACTAAAAATTCCTAAATTATTCAAATCTTGAATTAATTCAGGGTTTGATAAAGTAAATCTTATATGAGAAGTCATTTCATCAGAACCTTTATATAAAGGACGAACAATATTAATAAGAGGTTTTTCACATCCTATTTCTCTTTTAAGAGTATCTAATATTTCTTTGTCTTTTTTATGAATAGTAATTGTTAAAGTATTTTTTACAATTCCTCCATCTGCTGCAATAAAACCTAAAAAATAAGCTTTTAAAAAAGTATCTATATTTTGAAAATACCTTACATTTCCTTGATCAGGTCTAAATTTATACCCTAACTTATTACACATTTGTTGGGTAGAACAATAGACTAAATTAAGTAAACTAGATATTTCACTGGGAGTTTTACCTTCTTCTAAAAAAGATAAAATTTCTTTTTTAAAATTAGAAGGAATATTTTTGTTTTTCATTATAGATACTATTTATAATCATTGTAACGATAAAATAAAATACAAGTTACATTACGTCGCATCATAATATGGCTACTAACTTTTCAGGTACAGATTATGAACAGTTGAAACTTGCATGTCAGAGTAATCCGTATTATCTTTCTGTAGTGGTAAATAATGTTTTAGATTTTACAGCTAAAGTAGCTATTGAGTCTAAAGAAGTTCTTAACGGCTACAGTTATTTTAAAACTCCCAACAATAAAGAAGTAAAAACTCCCAAGACTTATACAAAAAACAGTTATGAAATTATAGAAGTAGAGATAGAGTGCCATTGGCCTGAGTATATGTTGCAGACAGATGCCCAGATAAAAAGTATTCAAAGCTATTCTCCTACTCCGTCTTATAACAATTCTGCAGGTTATTCTCATAATCAGGGATGGAAATCTCAACAAAGAAACAGTTGGGAATTATTTCCTGAAAGTTATTATCAGCCTTCATCAGTTCCTGCCTCAAAGCCTGCAGAAAAACCTAAAGATATAGAAGTATTGACTTTGGAAGAAGAAGAATATGAACTCTGCAGTCAGCATCTGGCTATTGTTATAGAGTCTTTAAAGCTACAAAATCTTAAATATAAAGAATTTGCAGATGCTTTACTGGAGACCTGTTCTGAAGTAGGTATTCCCGTAGAAATTATGTGGGAATATATTGTAACGGAAGAAATGGTTAATGATAAATTTGATAACCAGGTTGTAGAATATTTAGAACCTATTGTATATAAAGAAGATAACAAATGAGTACAGTACAAACAAGATTTGAAGGAGCTTCCTGGTATAAATTAATGAAAAATCAATCTGCTTATATCGGGGGAGTAGGAGCTACAGGTTCTTTTTTTGCTTTCTTTTTGGCAAGAACAGGTGTTTATAATATTACATTAGTTGATCCAGATACATTTGAAGCACATAATGTAGGTTCCCAATTAGTTTCTTATGATTCTATAGGAACTCTAAAAGTAGAAGCAGTAAGAAATTTTCTTACTAAGTATGCATCTGTTCCTTATATAAACACAGCTGCAACCAGATTTGAAGAATCAATAAATTATTCTTTCAGAACTGCAAGTATAATAGTATCTACTACAGATTCTATGACTGCAAGAAAAGCTATGTTTGAAGCATTTTTAACAGGTTATCAAAAAGATGCTATTTTTATTGATACAAGAATTTCTGCAGAATATTGGGAAGTATTTGCCGTTACTAAAAATAATCAAAGTGCCATAGACAGATACAAAGAAACTTTGTTTGATGACTCTCAGGGAAATACGGGAGCATGTAACTATCAGCAATCTTCTCACTCTGCTGCAGGAGCAGCTATTCAGGGTGTAGAATTAATTACTAACCATCTTAACAACATTTTAATGGAAGATGATTATCTTCCTTTTAAATGTTCTAAAGATTTAAGAACACAAAATTACAATGTTATCTATTAAAAATAAATTTCAGTTGTTTATTCCTGCAAATAAGAATGAAGTATCTTTGCAAAACATAAATACTATTACTTATACTATTAAAAGAAAAACTTCTGCATTGATAGACAATTTAACAAGCTATGCTTCAAATTCACAAATTAAGTTTATAGCAAGTGATACAGAGTTAAAATATATCAAAGGTAGAGTTTATGATTCACAAAACAGATTAGTGGGAGGTTGGTTTCAGTTAAATCCTGTTATTAAAGATTTTCTTGAAATGTATAATTTTGAAAGTCAGGCTATTTTTCTTTTTAATAAAGATTTGCTTTCAGATAAAGCAGTTAAATATCTTAACAGTGTTTATGCTAATTATAACAGTTGTCCGTTAAGCAATGTTCTTTTTAAAATGTTAACTGATACTGATTTAAAACCTTTAAAAGACAATTTACCTCCTGAAATTATAGAACAATTAGTTAATAATTGGGCAGCAGGATTAAATTTAATCCCGGGAAGTTGGGAATATAGTCCTGAAAACGGTATTAAATTTAACAAAACACCAGAAGAAGTTCTTAATGAAGTAAGAGAAGGAACTATACAAGAGTCTGTTGTTCAGGAAGAAACTGAAACTTTACAATCTATTACCATACGGGTAGATCAGTTTTTAGAGGAAGAAGAAGATGAGCCAGAGTATGTAGACCATCCTGACAATCCTGTTTTCTGATATGCAGACATTAGAGTACAAAGGAATAATGTGTGATTCTTATGAAGAAGTATATATGCTGATGTACTTGTTTGAGCTTCAAGAGAAGGGGCTTGTTTCTGATATAGAAAGAGCTCCTTCTTTTGAACTTTTTTCAGAAGTTGCAGATACTTATGAAGAAGTAATACAGCTTAAAACTAAGATTAAAACGGTGCAGAAAAAGAATATCATACTCAGAAAGCACATTTATACTCCTGAATTTAAAGTAAAAATAAATAATCTTGAGTTATTTTATCATACAGAGGACATAGCTTATATAGAAGTAAAACCTATTTATGACCAAAATAATATGACAAGGCTATTTAAGATTAATCAAAAATGGATGTTTCAAAAGTTTGGAATCATAGTAAATTTAGTTACTCCTGAAACATTATTTCAACAGACATTTACTCCAAAAGATTATTTAAAAACACCTACAGGTAAGAAAAGAAAAATTAAATGGGAAATTAAAACTATTAATGATTGGTTATATGGGCAAGGACAAAGATAATTTTATAGGATTCAAGACTAATAAAGAATCCAGAGATAAGGCTTTACAATTTAAAGGGCCTGATACTTCTAATATGATAGGTGTAAAGTTTGATAACAATACAATGATATATTTTAAACCAGGGACTACTAAAGAAAGAATTGAAGAAAGATTAAAAATACATAAAAAAGTAAGGCAGTCATGGGAGTAGAATATGTAAGTTACTCAAGATTGAGTACATTGGATAAAGGTCCATTTTTATTTAAAAGAAAGTATATAGACGGAATACAGGAAGAAAGAGATTCCAAAGCTTTATCATTAGGCTCTGCGGTAGATTGTCTTCTCACTACTCCTGATAAATTTTATGAACTGTTTATAGTATCTACTATAACAAAACCTACAGGACAAATGGGAGATTATATAGATTATCTTGTTAAATTTTCTGAAGAAGAAAATTGTGAGCAACTTGCTTATGAAGCGGCAGGATTTAAAAGAGATTCTTTAGATAAAGTCAAAGAAAGATTTAACAATGAAGGTAAAGAGTATTATGACTTTTTACTTGACTCTAAAGAAAAGGCTGTATTAAGTTTTGAAGATTATACAAAAGCTCAAAATATTGCAGTTTCTTTTAAAACAGGTAAATATACTGAGCATTTATTTACGGAGCAATTAGGTATTGAAAGACATTATCAATATCCTTTTGAACTGTATGTACCTTTAATTGACAGAACAGTTAAAGGTATGATTGACATACTGGATATTGACCATGAGCGTAAGCACATTGTAATTACGGATGTAAAAACTACTTCCAAGTCTGTACTCAGTTTTGGAAAGGAAGTGTTTGAATGGAGATATGATATTCAGGCATTTATTTATTACATGGCTATGGATTGTGCATTTCCTGATTATACTATACACATGCAATATGCAGTAGAGAATTCAGAATATCCTAATTTGCCTGTAATTTGGAAGATGCCTTTATATTATATAACAAGTCATGCTCATTATGAGCCTATTGTTTACAATAACAGAGAATATAAAACGGTGAAGCAGTTGCTTAAAGAGTTGGAGCATTATGAAGCAGAGGGATTTAACGAGTATTATGAGAGTTATGTAAATAATGGTAAGTTTACAATTTAATGTTAAAGCGTGAAAAAACTAAAACATCTTTATTTCTCCTGCCCCTGATGACATATCAGACAGGAGAGACAGCTTCTCAGGTACTCTGGGATATAGGGCTGTTTAAAAATTCATACCTCAAAGTAGATATAGCTGAATATACTTCTCCAGATTTTTGTATAGCTCTCCATTTTAATTGGAAAAACGGAAGCCATACATTTGACAGATATGAGAGTATATTAGAAAACAACTTTGAAGGTTTTAAATGTATTTATTCTAAAGCTCCCGATAATACATCAGAGCTTATGGTATTTCAAATACCTGATAAATACAAGACTATTTATAATCAGTTTATAAATGGTCAGTATTCATGGTTCCCTGAACCATACAAACAACATATTCTGAAATTTACAGCTCAGCCTAAAGACGGTAAGCTGTTCAGAATTATGTATAAATCTCAGTTACTCAGGCAAGAGCTTGAAGAAAAATTGGGATGTTCAGTTCCTGATAATGTGGAGCTTTTTGATCCTCCTTATTTGGAGGAAGAAACTTTTACAGATGAATTAAAACAAAACAGAAATCAATTAAAATTGTTTAAAAATGAGCAAGAAATTAAATTTGACACAGATAAATGCCTTGAGTAAGAAAATTTACGATGATTTAAATAAAGCAAGAAACAGTAAAATAGTTACTGCAGATGATTTAGAAAATCATTTAGACAGACTTCCTAATGCACTATTTAATGCAGGGTATGAAATATTAAACTGTATAGAAGCTTTAAAAGAAGCACAGGAAAATTATAAGGAAATTTGTAGACAACTTTCAGTAGATTTTTATACAAGTAATTACGCTACTTCTATACTAAATGTAAAAAACTCTTACAGAAATTATCTTAACAGAAATTTAGGGTTTGTTCCTAGTGTAGAAACTATTAAACAAGATATTATATTAGCTACTATTGACAGTGACAATATGGAAGATATTATAAATTCTGTTAAATCAAAATATGAAAGTGCTTGAAGTACCACAGGATTGTGAAAATTTATTAGATTTGTACAGACATACAAGTGTAGGCGAAGCAAATAGTTTAGAAAAAACAGGGTTAATCAGAGAAGTTGAGGAAGGGGAATATCCCCTTCCCGGCTTCTTTTGGCTTATGGAAGTAACAGGTAGATTAAAAATTTACAAAGCTAATTTTAAGAATTATTTATGAATAGGATTGATTATTTTAACAACTGTAAAAGAACGTGTCCTGACTTAGGCTCTGTACAAAATAACATAGACCACATGGCAGCAGGGGTAATTACGGAGTTTGGAGAACTTATAGATGTATATAAGAAAGAACTTGCTTATAAAAAAGAGATTGACAGGCCTAATGTAGTGGAAGAATGTGGAGATGTTGCCTGGTATCTGTACAATGCTATCAGATTTTTACTTCCTTACCCAGGAATCTGTGAAAAAATGTTAGAAGAAGGTGAAAGTATTGTTGAGGAGTCAGGAGCTGCAGATACTTACAGAGAGCTTTTAGAAGAAGCACATGCTAATGGAGAATCCAGTCTATATGTTGTTATGAATGCTTTTCAAAATATTGTATCTACCAATCCTGATTTATTTGCTTACGGTGATATAGGTATTGCATCTGATTTTGAAATAGGTCATAAATTAGTAGTGAGCATCATTATGTGGGAAGAAACTATGAAATTCATAGGAATACATCCTGAAGAAGCTTATGCAAGAAATATCAATAAACTTAGAGTAAGGTTCCCTGAAAAGTTTTCTGAAGAAGAAGCTTTAATCAGAAATCTTATTGAGGAAAGAAAAACTTTAGAATAATGAATTTACAGGAAATAAAAGATTTGTTAGAAGAAGTTTCAGGAGAAGTGCCTAAAACAGAATTAATTCCTGACAGTATTGATTATAATATTCTTTGTGTATCATTACCTGAGTTAGGAGTTAAAATAACTTCTTATCAGGATTCTGATTATCCTTTAGACAATTTAAAGTTTAATACTTTTAAACAGCACTTTGATTTATTAAAGTACATATTATTAAGAGGTATAGAGAAAATAAAGGAAGGGGATTAGTCCCCTTCTTTTTATTTACTCTGCATTTGCATAATATCTATAGCTTCATCAGGATTTATTGTATTACCTGATATACCTATTAACTTTAAGAATTTAGCATAAATTTTTAAATCTCCTTTTTTCCAGATTCCTGTATCTCTTTCATACTCTTCAAAAGGATTTGAAAGCTGATTTAAGAATTTAAACCCTTTATCTAATGTGCCATAAGCAGCGGTAGGAGTTTTAAATGATTTCATCATATCATATAAAGGGGGAATAACAAAAGCACTTCTTGGATCTCCTAATCCTCCGTATGCAGAAACTTCCTGATTTAATCTTAGTGTCCAATACAAAAGATGTGCATATTTTCTTTTCTCTTCATCATCCATTTCTTTCATCATCTCAGTAAGAAGCCAAGCTGCAGTACCTGTAAGCATAATTATAAGTTGTTCCCTTAAAGCCCTTCTGACATTGGCTTTTTCTAACGGAGTAAGATTTGATTCTCCTATAGGAGATATTTCTTTAAGAAGTTCTAAAGGTTGCATAAATAATGCTTTATAAAAGCTTATATAAAATCCTTCAGTTTCTCCTCCTAATTCCTGGTCAACTGACCATCCTTTTAATCTCTTTTTAAAACCAGGCCCCACATGCTTTCTGTACATCAACAACAATCTGCCCCAAGAATATCTGGATATTGTAGGAGCATCAAAAGAATTATAAACTCCGTGAAGTCTTTTATTAATAGCGTGAAGTCTATTTTGAAAGTCAAAAGAAACCAATTTATCATCTGATAAATTTCCTTTTAATTCCACCCCCTGCTTAAGTCTTATTTTTTGAGCAGAATCAAGTTCATAAGCATCAAATAAATTTATTTCTTTACCTGAACTGTCTCTGAGTTTAGTTTCATTCATAAGAGCAAGCATTGATTGAACTGCTGCTGCGTGTTCTCCCATTTGCTGCATAGCAAACCAAAGGTCTGTATTAAATAACCTCAAAAACTCATTTTTACTTACCTTTCTTCCGTATTTATCTGTGTATTCTCCCTGCAGAGGATCATATAATTCTATAAGCTGTCCCATAAAACTTCTAGCTACGGGACTCCCCATATCTTTAGCAAATTCATCTAAAGAAGAATAATATTTATATTTAGCCCAGGCTATAGATTTTTCTGAAAAATACTCTTTAGCTGCACTCTCAATTAACATTTGTGCATTTGCCTGTAAAGAGTTAGCTACTGAAAGTAATGGGTTACCTCCGATTTGAGTCATAGAGGCAAATCCCATAAAACTGTCAGCCATTTTACCTAAATCCATAGTAAACCCAAAAGGGGCTACTTCTTCTTTAGCTTTTTTCATATTATAGATTTGCATATCTATAAAAGCTTCTATAAGAGCTGCGCTGTTATTACCTCCATTTTTCTTTAGGTACTTATTCCAGTTGTTAATACCTACTGAATCAGCTACTTTACTTACTATTTGTCTACCTAAAGAATCTGTTTCATAAACACCTGTTGTTTTTACTTTATCTAAAGTAGCTTCTGCAATTCCTGCTACAGAGTTAGAAGCTTCATACTTAAGACTCATATAATCATATTGAAGTATTGAAGCTGTTAAATCTAAACTTATTTGTTCTGCAGGTAAATCATAAGAATATAAAACAGGAATACTTTTCATACTGTCTACTGCAACATCTTCCTCTTCAACTCCCCTTTTTAAAATTCTGTCTTTTTTAAACTTGATAAATTCTGCAGGGTCTTCTATTAAAAAATCTGCATTAGATTTAGGAATTGCAGGTAATTTAAACCCTCTTTTAATAGGAACTCTTTCCTGAGATTTAAAATAATTACTTAATAAAAACCTATAATACACAGATTTAGCATCAGTACCTTTTAACAAATTTTCAAACTTAGTATTTATATATTTATCAGAAGGCTGACTGAATTCTTCACTGTAAGTAGTAATACCTGTTTCTGTATTTTTTTGAATATTTCTGTTTTTCCATATTTCAAATTCTTTTTGAGACCATACTCCTGTATCTACCAACTTTTGTTTTTCTGCTATTAAAGTTTTCTGACCTTTAATAATGGTAACTCCATTTACAATTAAATCATTTTCTCTTAAAGGAACTGTATTTTCTTTATAAAACCTTTTTCTGATTCTTGATTTTTCTTCATAACTGGTAGCTTCAGCCATCTGTTTATGCATTTTTCTTTTAGCTTCTTCAAAAGCAGTTATATCAAAAGGTTGTACAAATGCATAAGTAGTTAAGGAAGTATCTTTCTTATACTCTGTAACACTCTCATACATACCTTCATACATTGCTGCAGAGTTTATAGAATAGCCTGCATTCTTTTTAAAAGTTTCAAAAGCATCAGATACCTGGCCTGCAAATTTTCTTGAAGCTAATCTTGCATTCTCAAAAGCTCTTTTTACTTTTTTAGCCAAAAGAGATATTATAGGATTAGAAGAACTTATGGCGGGAGTTATTAAAAAGTCTATAACAGATATATCTTTTGAAGAACCTTTAGATATCTCTTCAACAAGACCTTCAGGACTTGTATTTTTTTCTATAGATTCTTCCAAAGTTTTAATTTTTTTAGCTAAGTCTTTAGCTAACATACTTTTTTTATCAGGCAGAGAATCATATCTTTTTTTTAACTTAGATAAATTTTCCTCTAATCTTGCTTTTAATTCAGGATTCACTTCTTCAGCTAAACTTACAGCTAATATCTTATCAATATTATCATTATACTTATTTTTTATAAGAATAAAAGTTTTAGTCAGTTTTTCAAGTTTTGTAAATGTTTCATTATTAGGCAATACATCTCCTTCAGCTTCCATCTCCACATAAAGGTCTCTTAAAGATTCAATTACAGGACTGTAGGCATCTAATAATTTCTTATAATCTAAAAACTTGGATGTAACTGTATCAGGACTTAAAGTATCTATTTCTTTAAGAAAAGAATTAAATTGGTCAGATATGGTAGGAAATCCTTTTTCTAAGTCTTCCACCATAAAGTTATACATACTGCTGATAAAATTGTTAATTTTATTAACATTTTCCATAGTACTTAACCCTGAATCCAGTAAACTTTTTAATTTCCAATACTCCTGTTTTTTTAATCCTTTGTTTTCTAAGTAATTAAGTCTATTTTTAATAGTAACTACTAATTTATTTATAGCATCAGTAGCTCTTACTGTTTCTTTAACAGGAGCATCAGAAGTTCTTTTAAGAATATCTACAAACTTAGATAATGGATTTACGGTATTTAGCTCAGGTTCAGGATTAACTGAATTGATTATTTCAGTATTTTCAGGATCCTGAATTACTTGTACAGGCAATACACTGATTGAATTTTCAGGGTCAAATTTAATACCCATAGACTCTGCAAGTCCTTTATAACATGAAAGCTGAGCTTCAACTTTTTGTTTTCTTGAAGCAAACTTTCCATATACATTATTATAAGCATTAGTTTTACCTGAAGAAGTTGTGTAAGACTCATAAGTACCGTCTTTATATCCTACGGGATATATACTTGATTTTAAGTCTATAATTTTAACTCTTCCGTCAGGAAATACTACTACAACATCTGCAGTTCCTGCTACATTGGCATAAGTATTATAAAGTATCTGTTGTGTTAAAAAAATAGCATCAGGATAAGATTTTTTAAAATCTGTAAAGTAATCATATAATTGATCCATTACTTCATCTGTCAACAACAAACCGGGAATCTGCATTTCATTCAGAGCTTTGTCTTTTGGTAATCTTAAAATAACTTTTCTTAAAAGTTCATCTACCTGATTACCCCAAATTCTGTTATTAGGAAACTTTTCATCTATATCAGAATCTTTTTTACCGTAAACTGAAGGGTCTGAATTTGTAACAAAACTTGATACAGAAGTAAGTTCTGTGTTTCCATATCTATATGTATGGGTAACAGAGTCAAAACTTACTAATTTAGCCATATTAATAAGTTTTTCTACAGTTTCTTTCATCTGTAAAGTAGGTTCATTACCCGTTCTGTCTTTATAAGTATTTATTTGATCTCCATAATATGAAGCTTCTTTAGCATCATTATATAAAAGTTCTATTTTTTCAGAAGGAGTTTTAACAGTTTCTCTTAAAAAGTTATTGCTATCCTGAATTACATCCCACCCTGCAATTAAAGCATCAGCAAATAATGTTTTGGCCTCATAACTTTTAATACCAAATAATTCTGCTAAGTCTGCAAGCAATCCTTCAAAAAATGTAATTACAGTCTGAGCAGTACTTTTAGGAGAAGGAATTTGTTTTAATGCATTTCTGAATTCTTCACTGTAAAACAAAGCAGCTAAAAATTCATCAGGATTTGCAAGTTCTCTCTTAAATTGCATACCTGTAGCATTTTGTATAACAGCTCTGCTTTGCTCAAACAAATCTGTAAATGCTTTAGCTTTTTCTCCTCCTGCTCTTAAATATTGGGCAGTCTGGGCATGTATCATTTCTTCTAATAAAATATCACTGAACATTTCATCAGAAAACACTTTATCTGAATTAATAACAATAGTATGAGTATTAGGGTCATAAAAAGCATTAAAATCTTCTTTGGCTCCAAAATCTACCTGAGCTCTGTAAGTACTCATTGCTTTTACCTGAGGAGTAACAGTTATTTTAGATTCTAATATTCTTGCAAGTTTAGCATTTTTTGGATTAGTTTTTAAGAATCTAATTATATTTTCTATTGTATAATTGTTAATTCCTATAGACCTGTATCCAGGTTTTAAACTTATTTTAAATGTTCTTGTTTTACCTTTGTATTCATCTGTAGAGTATTCAGGAGTAAATTTTAATCCAGGGTATTGTTTTTCTAATCTTTCTTTTGCCTTAACAGTTTCTATATAACCTGCAGGACCTGGAGTATTTGCAATTCTAAATACTTCTTCTATATTAGGAACTCCTTTTACATCATTAAATAAAGGCTTATTATTAACAAACTCTTTAAATCCTTCTATATCTTGTTTATTACCTAATATATGAATTTGTTCTGGTTCAAATACTACTAATTCTCTTGTACCTCTACCTGTTTCTAAATTTTCAAGAACATCTACAAAAGCACTATCATAACCCTCTCTAATAGCTTTATTAACAGATTCTACTTGGTCTGGAAATATTGTTCTAAAAAT